ATCAGCAACGCCTTTGTCATTGCCACTTTCTTTATACGCTAGCAAATCTTTAAGCAACGCATTTTCTTCACGTGTTATAGCTTTGTACTCTGGACTTGTCTTTATTTCGTTTCTGTACTGTTTCCAGTTAAGAGAATATCCCATTGCAGATTCAGGGCTGGTAGTCGCAAAGATATTATTATCAAAAGCATTGCTGGTATTAGCGCCAGCCATCATTGGGTCAAATTGCTGAATATTTGGATTTGGTGAGCCGTGGAGTACGTTTGTATCCCAACCAAGTGCCTTGGCACGATCAGCCGCAGTATTGTTAGCTGGTAAACCTAAACCACCTTGCTCAACTGGCAATGCGGCTCTTTCCTGTGCAAGGTCGAGTGCGGCTTGTTGGGGGGCATTGAGTTTTTGCGGCTGATAGCCAAACTCTTGAATGGAGTCTGCATTGGTCCATAAATCTTTGGCTTTGACTTTTTGGCTCAGAATCTTGTAGTCACCACGCAAGACAGACTCACCATGACCCTTAGCGTAATCCTTAGTCAATGTCACCCAATCACCAGCATTGATGTTTGAAATGTCGGCATTCTTAGGAACTGCACGATATATGGTGACTTCAGCATCCGGATTGCCACGAACTCGTTTGGCTAGATTAAAGGCTTCAATGTCTGCTCTCTTATTGCCGCTGCCATAGTACTGAGCCGCCTTTTCAGAATAGACATCAGCAGGGTACATCTGGCTTAAGTCATATAGTGGTGCGCCAAAGTCAGGACCAGGTGCGGTATGAGAGCCGCGATAGGATGTGTCAGACATTCTTAATGGCTTTGGCGTAATCTGACCAAGCAGTGACCTCGTAGGCTGACCAATCATGGCGGCATTGATCTCCTCACCCGCCATGCGTCCGACTGCTCGACCTGTACGACCAGCCATCACGGCCGCTGGTTTTGCTATTGGCGCAACAGTCATCAAGGCATCAGCAGTCTCAGGCTTGAGCAATGGCACATTGGCCGCGCCAATGTTGGTCAGTGGCTCGCCATACGCCATGCGCTCAACGGTCTGAGGCAGTCCAGTCGTACCAAGCAACCCAGCAAAGCCTTGCATCTGCTGGGTGCGTTCAGGTGACTGCATCCACTGGTAGGCGTCAGACAACAAGCCCAAAAGCTCGTTGCGGGGTGTGGGGCGCATTGTTGCCATGGTTTATTGTCCTGCGAGGTTTGATCCAATGATGCCAGTCTGGCCGCCAACATAGCCACCACCAGCGGCAGCCCTTGCGCGTGATTCGTTCATGCGGCGAATTGATTCTGACAGATCCAAGAGCTTTTGCTGTTCGCGTGACAACAGGATGCGTCCCATCTGATTGCGCACAGCCTCTGGCGTCTGGACACGACCAAGCAGGCTTTGTGCAGATGACACCATGCCAGGCACATTGCCAGTGGCAACGGCCTGCCCTGCTTGCATCACTGGTGCGACATCAAGGTCGGCCATGCCAGCAGCGCGTGCCGCTGTTTGAGATCCACGGCCAGCAGACTCCAAGCCTTTCAGACGCGCCTCTTGAGCCACTGCTGATGCGAATTTGCGATAGTCATTGCCAAATACGGCCTTCAAACGTTCTTGCGTTGCAGGCTCTTTCCACATCTTCAACAATGACGTCTGACCAGCCTCAGTGCCAGTCTTCTGACGCAAGGCTTGCAAAGCACCGACTCGGAAGGCATCCAATTCTGATGCCGTTAAGTCGCGCAGCTCCTGCTTGAAGTTCACGATGTCACCTGTCATGGCCTTGCGGCCAAGCTCGGCGGCATCCATCATCTGAGATGGTCCTGCCCACTTCTCCATGGCCTGTGCGTAGGCAGACTTGCCGCCAACCTTTGGCGACTTCTCGCTCAATGTTGCGATCAATTCACGGCGCACATCGTCATAGGCGTTGGCCTGCTGACTGCTGCCTGATCGTTTCAGGCTCTGTGCCGAGTCGTACAGTGACTGCTTCAATGTGTCCAGCACATTCATGGGGACTGGCTGGCCTGGTTGCAGCTTAGACAAGTCAATGGTTTGACCAGTCTTTGTGCGGTACAGCAATTCAGCAGCGCCTTGCAGATTCTCTGATCGTTTCAGCAAACCCATCAGCTTGTCATCCACTTGGACAACAGCTTGGTCGATGGCGTTGTAGAACGGTCTAGATTCGACACGGCGCAGTTCGCTGAAGTTGTCAATGCTTTGCTGGAACTGTGCGCCGCCAGTGCCCAAAGCCTCGTCAGCAGCAGTCACAAGACGGCCAGCACGGCCAGCTTGGCGTTCTCTGATGGCACGCTCCAAAGCCTGCTTTGTCTCGCCTGGCAATGTTGCGATGGTGTCCAACAACTGACGCATATTGGCTCCGCCAACGTCAGCAATTCGAGCCTCACCGCCAAGTTTTCCCATACGAGCTTGGGACATGGACAAGGCGCTTTGCAACAACTCTGGCGGTGTGTCGCGCAACAGCGCCTCGGCAACCTTTTGTTGCGCATAAGTTTCAGCCCTAGCTGGAGAAACCCTTGCGGCAATCTGACGGCCACCAGCACCAAGCACCGCCATGACAGGCTGAGAGACTGGTCCAACTACACCGCCAATGGCTGCGCTTTTGGCAACGTCTTGCGTGATGTCGCCAATGGTTTCACCCTCTGATGTGCCAAGGCCGCCAATAGTTCCATATCCAACACCAGCCGCACCAGCCTGCGCCATGCGCTGACCCATGCCCATGACTTGACCTTGTGCTGGTGGCTGAGTCAAGTATTGACCAATCTGTGCCAGCCTTGGAGATACAGCCTCAATGGCTGGAGTGACGGCGCGAGATACGGCCTGACCAACTCTTGCAGGGGCACTCATCATCAATGTTGGCAAAGATGCGCCGACCTGCAAGCCTGTGGCCGTCAAAGGATTTTCTTTGGCGTAAGACTCGGCAGCGCCGCGCAAAACATCGCGCTGCTCTTGGTATGCCTGTGACAGTGGTTTGCCTTCAGTGATGGCCTTGTATGGGGCTGCAACAGCGCCAGCCAGTTCATCGTAAAAGCCCATTGTTGGGCCTTGCATAGCCGCCAAGAAACCTTTTTCCAGATTCGATTTCTGTGCGCCAGCTTCATAAGCAGGCGACTTGCGCTCAGACAAGAACTTGAGCACTTCTGCTGGCGTGTAGTTGTTTTCAACTGCTGTTTGTATTTGTGTATCAACGCCAGGCAAGCCAGACAAGAACGTCATGATCTCATCGTCTTGATAGCCCTCTTTGCGAGCCGCATCAATTTGAGCTTTTATGCTGTCCATAATCTAGCCTTATCTTTTAAAGATTTCTGACAATGGTTTGCGCTGACCGCCACCAGCAGGAGGTCGAACAATTGATGGTAATTTTGCAGGTGCGCCAAGCGCTGTATCAAGCGGAACGCCAGTCTCTTTTCCGAAGTCGAGATATTCATTGCGCTTTTGGTTGTATGCCTGACCAGCCGCCGCATACAGTTCATTTGACAATTGTTTGAAGTCGTCACGTTGTGTCGGGGTCAACTTCTGACCAGATGCCCACAACGTGAAGTAGTTTTGCAATCTATCCATGCGACCTGATGCCGCCATCGCAATACCCAATTCAGTTTCACGAACGACAGAACCAGGATCAAGCAACTTCATGACTTTGGTTGCGCCAGCAACATCACCGATTGGAGTTCCCTGATCAAGTGATGTGATGACCTGACCATAAGCGGCCTTCATGTCGTTGTAATCTTTATAGATTGGCTCAGACATGAATGTCTTCTTGGCCGACATCTTGTTCTCAAAACCCTTTTGGCCGGTTTCAACATTGACGTTACTTGCGCCAGAACGCTTCAACTTCATGATGTTGTCAAACGTCACAGGCACACCAGCAGCTTGCAACAACTGCACTTCGTTTGGCGCGGCTTCTGGTTTGTCAAGTGAACGCAAATTCGTTAGATTCACTTCCAAGCCCAAAGCCTTCAAGATTTTGATCTTCTCTGGATCGGCCTCTGGCTTTTCAAGCAAACGCAAGTTCTCCAAGGTTGGCTTCATGCCAAGCTCTGCAAGCAGCTTTGCCTTTTCGCTTGGCTGCGTCAATTTCAGCATCTCTGGAATGCCCTTCTCAGCAGGAAGCGCGGCCAGCATTGCACGCTGTTCGCGTGTCAATACTGATGCGCCACTAGGCATGACGCTTGGCGCTGGTTGGCCGATCATCTCTGCACGCTCAACTGTTGAACCAACAGGCGTATTTGGAGCCGCAATGGCTTGCTGTGGCGTGATCTCCATGCCTTCGGTAGGTTGAGCACCGCCCATCAAATATCGCTGATAGGCTTCTTGTGAAGCCTGTGCGCGTTTCGCCTCATCAAGTTTCTGTCTTGTCAACAACTGAGTGATGGCATTCTTTTGCGCCTCGGCATAGCCCTGCTGCCCAGCGGCAACGCCAGAGCTGAGAATCTGCATCAAGGACCGTGGTGTGGTGCTGGGTCCGCTGGCCTGACCAATAGCCATGGCAGCCTGCAACAAGCCTTGGCGTTGCATTGCCTGCTGCTGTGCTGGCGTCAAGTAGCCCTCAAGGCCGGTCTCACCGCCACCGCCAAATAGATCGCCAAGCAGTCCCATATCAAATGATGTCGCCATGTTTTTATCCTCAAGGAACAGGTTGTGGTTTAGGCTGCAACAGCGAACCAATATAAGAGCCTGTCAGGCCGCCAGACAGTGCACTGCCAAGTGTGCTTGTGTACAAAGGCTGTGAAGTTGTGCCGCCAGTATTTGCAGGCTGCAATCCCAACGCACCACCAGTGATGCCCAAACGCTCCAAAGGTAAATTGCGCATTGCATCGAGTCTTTGCTGCTCAAGTTTTTGGCGCTCCATCTGTGCAAGCATCACCGCATTTGCGCCAGTCATTCCAAGATTCTGCTGTTGTGCACCAAGGTTTCCAAGCTGATTAATTGCAGACTGACGCAAACCAGCACCAGAGATGCCAGCCTGCTGATTAGCCAATGCAGCTTGCTGTCGCAATTGTGCGTTGGCCTGCTCAAGCGTCAAAGAAACACCCTGATTTGCCATTTGCGCTTGCAGTTGACGTGCGGCATCAGATTGACCAAATTGAGCTGCTTGCGCAAATCCAGCTTGGCGCAATCCAGCCGCAGTCGTTCCTGCTTGGCGCAGTGCAGCCTCATTTGTCAATGCAGACTGCACGCCCTGACGTGAACCGCCAAAGGCTCTGGCTTGCACAGCTCTGGCTCTGTCGGCAACGTCTTGCATCTGACGTGAACGCTCAATATCTCCCAAAGTGCCCTGAACTACTTGCTCTTCATATGGGTTGAAATAAGCACTCATGTACTGAGAGCCAAGCTGACCAGTCACATCCTGAACAGCAGATCTGTCGGCCTGTGCAGCGGCAATTTGTTGAGGAGTAAATCCAGCCTCAATCATTGCAAGCCTTGCGGCCTCATCTGTTGTCTGCTGACCCTTCCCGCCAAGTCCAAGGTTTTTAAGTTGAGTCTCGGCCAAACCATAGTCATCAGTAAAGCCTGCAAACTCACGCACACCCAAACCAGCGGCGGCAGCCTTGGCCCGCTCAAGGTTTGCCAAATACTCAGCCTTGATCTGCGGATCAATTGACGTGGTTGTAGTCTGCTCTTTAGGCGCATTGGCGGCACTCACAGCACCACCAATAGCGCCAAGAATTGAGCCTGTCAATTGTGGATTTTGTTTCGCAAAATCAAGAACGCTAGATCCAGCGCTTGTGAGTGTGTCAAGAATTCCAGTGCTAGACGCTGCGGCAGTACCTGCGCCACTTGTCAAACCATAATCAACTGGAGCCATTGCGCCAGTCGCGGCTGTAGTAGACGCAGGAGAAGTCAAGCCAGACAAAGCAGCACCAGCGCCAGCAGCGCCAATGCCTGTGCTGATGCCAGCCAGCTCTGTGCCGAGTGAGCCGCCAATAGCAGCCGCGCCAGGAGAAGCCGCAGTCAGCCCCAAGCTGGAGCCGCCAGCAGACAAGCCAAGGCCAGAGCCGCCAGCAGTCAATCCTGTGCCTGTGCTGCCAGCAGAGATCAATCCAGTGCCTGTTGAGGCCGCAGTGGTGGCCGCAGGAGCCGTTGCCGCAGTGGTGGCCCCAGCAGTGCCTCCACCGCCACCAAGTAAACCGCCACTCTCAAAAGTTGTTGGCGATACAGCATTGACAACACCAGCCGCAGCACCACCAAGTGCCGCATTCTTCAAGATGTCTGATGTGCTATCTCCAGCAACCGCGCTTGCACCACCGCTGAGAGCCGCAGCACCAACCACAGAAGCAGCCGCGCCAGACGCGCCAAGTGCAGATCCAATCATTGGAATCAGTGGCGGGTAAACGATGGCAGCAATAGCCGCCACAGGTTTTGCAACCTTCTGAACGAACTTTTTAAGTTTTTTCCAATTTACCATTTCACGCTCCCAATTCGCCAGAGGCAATCATTTGTCGAGCCATCTCACCAAGAGTGGCAAATACACCAAGCATTTGGTAATCAATAGCGGCAGGGATGTCGCCATCTTCAGCCAAGTCACTGTCAATGACGGCCTGAACAAATTGAGGATAAAGAGACTTGTTTTTCAAAACAGCCTCGGCCATTTGGCCCAAACGAACAAGCGTCTCCGCAGAGACGCCTTCCTCTTGCATGGCCTCACGAACCATCTGTTTTGTTTCTGCGACTTGTTGTGCTGTTGCCATCTTGATTTCCTTTAACAGTATTCTATTTTCCAGCGAGGCTTAACGCTTACCAGCCGCCACAGCTTCCAATCTCATGACGCCAACGCGCCAATCGTCCAGCATTGCGCCAGTCACAATCATCTTCACCTGACGGCCAGAGAACCGCGCATCTGTCGGCTGTGAAGCTGAATACGGCCCATGCGTTGTCTCTGTTGACGTTGGATACATTCGCGTCTTGAAGCTGATAGCAACCTCACCCAGCGTCTGCTCATCAGGAATCACCTGACGCACAGACATGATGTTGTCACCCTGACCAATCTCAAAGGGTCCAGATTCGGCATAGACAGTCCCGCCGTCATACGCAAAGCCGACCTCATGCTCGTAGATGTAGCCGTCAGTTGACACCATCAAAGGATTCAAAAATACACCACGATCAGTGCCAGCGGTGCGAGCCATGGAGCCAATGTTCCAGTGATTCTCGCGGTAGTTGTATGTGACGTATGAATCAACCTCGTTGCTGGCGCTTGATGGGTAGAACCACCAGATCTCGCCATACTTGGAGTTGTGCACCGCATAAACCTTTGACGACTGGTTGTAGTTCATGTTTTGAAACACGAAATCAGATACATCGCAAGGCAGTGGCTTGACAAAGCCGTCAAATATCCAGAAACCTGATTTAGACATCCACATGGCGGCAGTGTCAATGGCGGCCACAGCCTGATTAGAAATCAAGCCACAGCCACTCGCGGCCTTCTCAAATGAGTACACATAGGGTGCGCCGACATAGCTGGCAGTGTGCACGTCAACGTCAGTAAACAGCAAGTTGATGCCGCGCACCTTCTTGCCAGCCTTCAAAGCGCCAACTGTCTGCAATTCAAAGTCACCAGCCTGGTTGGTGGCCGCAGCCGTCCAAACAGTGTTGTTCTCCTGATCGCACCAAGCAACCTTGCGCGGGTTGCTGGACGCGCCCAAAGCAAAGATAAACCTTTCGGCAGTTGACATCACCGCCGCGCAGCCTGTCGGTGCATTGGTGATGGCCGCAGCCAGTGTTGGCGTTGAGAATCCCAACTGCCACTCGTACAGCTTGCCATCAGCGTCAGAACAAGCAATCAGGTACTCGCCCCAAGTATCCAAGGACCATGTGGTGGCCGGTGTCACAGATCCATTATCTGGACGCGCAATGCCATAGGCGTAATTTCCATAAGTGGAATAACCATAGCCAGTCTTGACGACAGCATCGGCAGCGCCAGCAGTAAAGCCTGATGGCGTGATGTCCTTGAGAGTCCCAGCCTCATTCATGGCGTAGAGCTTGGAGTGTGTGCCTGCGGCAATCCAACGATCCCCGCTGTTGTCCCGCCATGTAATCAGTCCACGGCATGATCCAGTCATCTGGCTGTTTGACTTCTTACGCCATCCGCCAATTGGGCGCAGGGTATTCTCAAACCAGCGAACGAGGTTTGCGTCATACCAACGGCCCGAAGACTGGTACTCAGTACCGTTTCGGTAGATGCCTGGTGGGATTTTGAGAGGTACGAATGCCATGGCTTAATTA